TACTTACGCAAACTCAAGTGAATATCGCCAAAAAGCTAGGCGTTCCTTTGGAACTCTATGCTCGTAAGGTTGCTGAAGAAATGAGGAAATGAAAATGACCGGACCCCGTACAACTCGTGATACTGAATCTCGTGCAATTGATTCTCGCGCCGCTGAGAGTCGTCCCATGTTGGAGCGCCCACGTTCGTGGATGCCGCCCCAGTTGCTTCCCGATCCTGCGCCGGAACCGGGTTACGCTTTTCGATGGATTCGCACCAGTACATTGGGTAACGCTGACCCGATGAACATTTCTTCAAAAATGCGTGAGGGCTGGGAACCAGTCAAAGCGTCGGAACATCCGGAAATTCAGCTTATGGGTGCTAAAACTAACATCCCAGACAGCATTGAAATCGGTGGTTTGGTTCTTTGCAAAACACCTGTTGAGTTTGTTGAACAGCGGGATGCTTTCTACCGACAGCAAGCCGATGGTCAAATGAACTCAGTGGACAACAACTTTATGCGTGAGAACGATCCTCGCATGCCACTTTTCCGAGAGCGGCAAAGCAAGGTATCCTTCGGGCGCGGTACTTAACTTAGGAGTCCTTAAATGGCATCAGTTGCTTCTCCCTACGGTCTAAAACCCGTAAACCTTATCGGTGGTCAACCGTATGCAGGTAGCACCCGCACGTATCTTATTGATCCGGCTGGTACTGCTTCTACTATTTACAACGGTTCGCCCGTGTATGTAACCGCAAACGGCTATCTGGCAGTGGCTACGGCTACCGGCGCAGATGCAACGACTAATGGTTTTCCCATTGGTACTCAAAATACCGGCATTGTCGGTGTGTTTGTTGGTTGTTCGTATGTCAATGCACAAGGTCAGCAAATCTGGTCGCAGTATTACCCCACGGGTGTTACTGGCGTGATTACTGCCCAAGTGATCGATGACTATGACACAGTGTTCCAAGTGCAGTCCGCTGGTTCCGTGGCACAAAATGCCGTAGGTGCCAATGTGTTCTTCTCGACTGGCGCTGTGGCAACGGGTTCTACCGCAACGGGTAACTCTACGGCTTCTGTCGTGGCTGGTGCTTCTGCCGTTACGACTACCGCCGCCTTCCGTGTCATTGGTTTTGTCTCCACCCCTGGGGATACGGCCACCGACATTCTGGTGAAGATCAACCCTGGGTATCACACCTATACCAACGCCGTTGGTCTGTAAGGAGCTAAATCATGGCAATTTCACGCGCACAACTACTTAAAGAACTTCTCCCCGGCCTGAACGCTTTGTTCGGCATGGAGTACGCTCGTTACGGTGAAGAGCATAAAGAGATTTATGAAACCGAATCGTCTGAGCGTTCTTTCGAAGAAGAAACCAAACTGGCAGGCTTTAACGCTGCTCCGGTGAAGAACGAAGGTCAAGCCATCGCGTATGACAATGCGCAAGAAGCATGGACCGCTCGTTACAACCACGAGACTATCGCTATGGGCTTTTCCATTACCGAAGAGGCAATGGAAGACAACCTGTACGACAGCCTGTCTGCACGATATACCAAGTCCCTCGCACGGGCTATGGCATACACCAAGCAGATTAAAGCTGCTGCCATCCTGAACACCGGCTTTGTCGGTGCAGGTAATCCCACCTACGGTGACGGCAAAACGTTGTTCGCTACTGACCACCCTCTGGTCAACGGCGGCACCAACAGCAATCGCCCAACCACTGGCGCAGACCTGAACGAAACGTCCCTTGAAGCGGCTGTGATCCAGATCGCTGCATGGACGGATGAGCGCGGCCTGCTGATCGCTGCAAAGCCCAAGAAGCTGATCGTTCCCCCTTCGCTCATGTTCGTCGCAACCCGACTGCTTGAGACTTCGTTGCGTGTCGGCACAACCGATAACGACATCAACGCACTGAAGAGCAACGGTTCGATTCCTGGTGGCTATACCGTCAACCACTTCTTGACCGATACGAACGCATGGTTCCTGACCACTGACGTGCCGAACGGTCTGAAGCACTTTGTACGGACGCCGCTGAGTACGTCGATGGATGGTGACTTTGATACCGGGAATCAGCGGTATAAGGCGCGGGAGCGCTATTCCTTCGGCGTCAGCGATTCGCTCGGCATTTTTGGCAGTCCCGGTTCGTCCTAAGCCCTAAAACAAGGGTTTATCCCTAGTTTCTGCCCCTTCGGGGGCTTTTTTGTACCTATTTGAGATACAAGGCTCATAAACACTTGACCAATCAATTGTTCTTTGGTATAGTAGCAGTCATTACCACAAGGAGCTTTACATGGCTGTTATCTATCGAATCACCAACATGTCCAATGGAAATTACTACATTGGAAGTGCCGAATCTTTTGCGCGTAGAGAGTGGCAACACAAGTACGACTTAAAACGTGGCGCACATAAGAATCCACGTTTACAGGCTGCATGGAACAAGTACGGTGCAGAGATGTTTGTCTTTGAAATCATTGAGGAAATCCCAGAAGGGGTAGCAACTTTTGACGTAGAGAACACTTATCTGGTGAAGTGCGTTGGGCAACCAGACTGCTACAACATTAACGTTGATGCGTATGTCCCCCGTCTCGGAATTCCGCACACAGAAGCGTCCAAGTTAAAAATGTCCATTTCTATGCACAAAGTATTAGCTGATGGTCGTGGCGGAAAATTTATCCCAAATGAACAAACCAGATCAAAAATGTCAGAGGCTTTAAAAGGAAATCAAAACGCACTCGGATATAAACGAACTGATGCAGAGAAAGAAGCTATTCGCCAGCGCACTTTGGGCAACCAACACTTTCTTGGCAAAACGCACACAGAAGCGACAAAGCAAAAGCTACGCCGACCAATTTATGCGCTGTTACACGATGGAACTCGCAAAGATTTTGTCGGAGTCTCCGAAGCGGGAGTTGAGTTAAACACTCCGTATCCAATGTTGGTGCGTCTTTGCAAAACAAACAAACTTGTGACCAAAGGAAAGTTTTCAGGCTGGCAGTTCTTTTATGCTGACGCAGATGCAACGCCGGTTGTGATTCCTGACGAGTACAAACACTATCCCCGCTCCCGTTCCGAAGCCAAAGCTACAGGTGCCAAACAATACTTTACCGGCATCCCTTGTGATCGCGGTCATATTAGCCTACGCGCTACAAAAGGCACCTGTATTACTTGCCGTAGAGGGGATGAAAAACAATTGCGCATAAGCAAATAACGTGATATATTGCACTTACTCCGGGCTTTCCGGCGTATCAAACTAGTCCCGGCTAGACGACATACCGATTGATACGCTTATCTTGTATGTAAGGAAAAATCATGAGCTTTTCATCCTTTTCTGGCCCCCTGCGCGTTGGCACCGTATTGAACAATCCGGGTCGCAATGCGGGTCTGGTAGTTCTTACTCAGTCGTATGACTCGGGTAACTTGGCTGGTACTGTGCAAGGCAACTACGATGTTGCCGCGATGATTCTTCCGGCAGGCGCGCAGATCATCAACATCATCATTGACCAAGTTGTTGCCGCCACTGTCGGTACTACGACTATCTCTACCGGCACCACCTCTGGCGGCGCTGAGTTGACTGCCGCTGTGGCTACTACGGCTGGTGGCCGATTCCAAGGCGTAGCAACCGCCGCTACGCAACTTGCATGGCAAACCTCTACCTCGGCAGATACCACAGTGTTTATCCGCAACGTAGTTGGTACTGGTACGCTGGGCGCTGGCCGGTTCATCGTGACTGTGAATTACGCACAAAAAGCTGTGAGCGGAACTACTGCCATCTCCAACCCTGTTTCGGCCTAAGTAGCTCTGGGGCTTTGGCCCCAATTTGATTAAGGAGATACCATGCGGCCAGTCGTATATACGGTTACAGGAACTCAAATTTCCAACGTATTTCCTCCAGATCAATACACATCGCCATTTAACGTGGCTCTTTCTGTATTGGTTACAGGGGTTGTTGATTACACAGTTCAATACACATTTGATGATGTGTTTGCAAAAACGTATGTTCCTGCTAGTGGGAATTGGGTAGACCATCCATCTCTTACGGCCAAAACTGCTACGTTGGATTCAAACATTGCGTACCCGGTTCAGGGCATTCGCATTAAATGCAACTCTGGTGCAGGCACTGCGCGTCTAACCATCATCCAAGCCGGTGGCGGAGGTAAGGCATGATTGCAACTGACATTACAGGTAACTCTGGGGGTGATGCTTCGCAGGTTTTTAACCTGTTGGCGGTAGTTGCTAACCCGGATGTGTACGCAAAGAAGTTGACCGATATGGTCAATGCCACCGAAGAAAACAAAAAGTTTGTTGCTTTGGTTGGCCCCGCTAATGAGATTTTGCAACTTAAAGCAGACTCAAAAGCAGATCGTGAAGCAGCTAAGAAAGAGTTGCAACAAGCCAAACTAGACGCAGCGGCAGCAAAAAACGCCGCCAGTCTTGCTGCTAAAGATGTGATTGCAAAAGCAGAAGCCGATGCAGCAGCTTTGAGAAAAGACGCCGATAGCCTTAAAAGCGCTCAAGCTGCTTTGGTGCAAGAAGCTGAGAAACTGAAGGCAGAACTTAGCTCTGCCATTGCCGCAGCAAAAGCGCGTGAGCAAGCAGCCTCTGATGCTGTGGCCGCACAGAAAACCGCTACTTCTGCTTTGAGCGTTGAAATACAAAGCTACAAAACACGCAAAGAACGGCTTTCTAGTATCACCGGCGCATACATTGCGGAGCTTGCAAAATGACTGGAATCGTCGATTTTCGTACAGAGATACTTGACGAAAACGGCGACCCAATTACCGCGCTTAATCCATTTCCAACTACGGGCGGAGGTGGTGGCGGTGGTAGTTTGCTGGCTGACGTACTACTTACCGACGGAACGGGCGCGTTATTTGTAGGTCGTGATAACGGCACTACTGTTACGTACTTCAACCTGAATACCAATTCCGTCTACACTCCGTCCGGCACAATTCAAGCGGCTGGCGGCGGGGGTGGCGGTAGTAATTTGGCTGACGTACTACTGACAGACAATACTGGCGCACTCTTTGTTGCTCGGGATAACGGCATTACGGTTACGTACTTTAACCTGAACACCAATGCTGTTTACACGCCGTCAGGAACCATCCAAGCAGCGGGTTTAACAGATACACAACTTAGGGCCACTCCACTGCAAGTGCTGGACCCGGTGTTAGCCGTTAAGCAGGATGACGCAAATAATTTGCTACTCCGAATGTTGAATTATCTTAATTCACCAATGGGGTACGATAAGTCGCTTCAGCGATCACGCGGCACTACAATCATAGAGTCTGGAACAGTTACCACAGTTACCACAGTTACTACGGTAACAACTGTCGCTACTGTCAGCAACGTAGCAAACCAAACTTTGATGGGCGGCATACAAGCACAGATTTTGGCAAACGGTCAAAACCTTTCTGCGTGGCAGTCATCGGTTAGAGCAAGGATTACATAATGGCAAACACGTTCAAAAAAGTTATTGATCGCTTGATGTGGGTGCAGGTTGCCCCATCGCCTAACGCAAGTGCGGCAGCAACCTCCGTAGCATCTGATCTACGCTCTGGCTTGTCTCGCAATCCATTTGTTTACAACCTTGTTTCGGCTACGGTTCTTAATCGTTTCAATATTGTCACCAAGGCTTGGAATTTTGTTCAAAGCCCCGCACTGGCAGGCACGTTTGGTGCTGGTTCTGCTTCAGCGTTTGCACCGTCATTGGGTTTGGTGGGTGTCATTGCGGCTGGTGCTACTACAAGTTCAGTTACGTTGTCTACTGCGTTGCCTACAGCAGTTGGTTTGAATATGCTGGCAAATCGCGGCGGCTCTGGTGAGTACGGATTCAAACTGCGTATTATTGGATTTGCTAGCGGGAAAACTGAAGAGCGATACATTACTGGCAACACTGCTAGTGCAACGCCAACCATTCAAGTTCTAACGCCGTTTACATTTACTCCAGCTCTCAATGATCGCTACGAAATCATTGCAGGTCGTTTGTTCATGTTGGGTGCTGGTACAACTGCTGCCAATATTTGGCGGTCATTTGAAGTCGCGTCTAACACGCTGTCTACTGGATTATCAACCACCAATCTGCCGGCAACAATTGCAACTGACAGTGCGATCATGGTGTTGGACGAACAGTTCACGCCTTATGATTGCAACCCCGGCGACGGCATGATTAAAGGTGCATTTCTGTACGATACCGGAGTGGAAACACGTTATGCACTTACAGCCACAGCATCAGGTGCAAGCACTTTGACGGGTCAGGCTACACTGGGCGATGCTGTTGTAGCCATTAATGAGTATCGAAACTTCCAAATCCGTATCGTTCAAGATACAGTAACCCCCGCAGCAGTTGGACAACGGCGAGTAATTGCTAGCCACACAGCAGGCCCAAGCCCTGTTTATACACTTGGCACGGCCTGGACAACTCAGCCATCATCGTCTGCCAAGTACGTCATTGAACTGCCAAATCTGATGTTGGTTCGATCAAGTGCTACCACTACGGTATACACATACAACTATTCTGATGCCACCATCAACAACGGCACGAACAGTATTGCTACTAACTCGTGGTCAACTACATATTTTGCTGCTGCACCAGCGGCTAATGCAGCAGGAAATATGTGGGCACCATCATTTGGTATTCAGCCAGATGCCGCACGAAATGCGCGTCAATCATTCTGCTATTTCTTCCGGGGTAGTGCAGTCACGCTAGACGTTCTTGATATTGCTGGTTCAATTACCGGCACATGGACGGGTGCAATTACATATGACGGAGCAGTGACGCTGACTGTTGGTAGTTGTGGATGCCAATCGCCTTTTGAAAATGAAGGCAGAATGTTCTATATGAACGTTTACACTGCTTCCGCAGTTAATCAAATGTATCGGTTTGATGTTCAAAATCGTGTGCTAAGTCCGTTTACTCCAACAGACTTTTTACAGGCTGGCGCGGCAGTTGTTGGGCAACGAATTGCCGCATATTGCGCAGTTGATGGAACTGATACCTACGATGTTGTTTTGTTGCAATCTCACTTGTCAACTGTTGCCCAAGAAATGGTGGTGCTGGTATGACACTACAAGAGTTAGTAAGTCTTTTGGCTAACAAATTAGCTTCGTTAAATATTGCCAAATCCACTGCCACTGCAAGCGGGGATATTGCTGCGGTACTTCGATTGGATGATGAGATTGCGGAAACGCAAGACACATTGAATAAAATTAAAACCGTATAAATCATGGCTACTCCTGCTTGGACTCGTAAAGAAGGGAAGAACCCAAAAGGCGGTTTAAACGCCAAAGGACGGGCTTCTTACAATAAAGCCAATCCCGGTAAGCCTGGTTTAAAAGCTCCGCAACCCGAAGGTGGAAAACGTAAAGATTCATTTTGCTCAAGAATGGAGGGTATGAAGGCTAAGTTAACCAGTGCAAAAACAGCCAACGACCCAAACTCTCGAATTAACAAGTCTCTTAAAGCATGGAAATGCTGACATGAAACAAGAACTAACCGAGTCCACCAAGCACCTCGTGGATGCACTTTCAATTGCAACTGTACTAGGTGCTTTAGTGAACGTACTACCATCCATTGCAGCGCTGTTTACAATTGTGTGGACAAGCATCAGAATCTGGGAAACTGAAACCGTAAAACGCTGGACGGGGAGACTATAGTGCCTTCTACATCCGCAAAGCAGCACAAGTTTATGACGGCCATTGCACACTCACCGTCATTTGCCAAGAAAGTTGGCGTCCCAATGAGTGTGGGTAAAGATTTTACAGAGGCCGATAAGGGTCGTAAATTTTCAAAAGGCGGTGATATGGCTACGAAGAATTTGTTCAAAGGCAAGGAAACCATGAAGGAAGAACTTGCAGAAGCTAAGGCTATCAAGTCCGGCAAGATTACCCCCATGCAATACGCTAAAGGCGAGAAGTCTGAAGGCGTTCATAAGATGGCTAAAGGCGGCTTTGCTCGTGTTGCTGGTGGGAAGTTGCCCAGCGGCTTTAAGGGCGTAAAAGGCTCTGCTGTTAAGTCTGGTCTTGATGCAGGCAACAAGTCTGCTGACGGCATCGCCCAGCGTGGTAAAACTCGCGGCGACAACATCGTGATGAAAAGCCGTGGTGGCAAGTGCTAAGGAGTAGATCATGCCCGTAAGCAGCACTCGCGCAGGAATGCGCAATTACGTTCCTCGTCGTCCTGACATGAACATGGATACTGTTGTTGGCCCCGAAGAGCGGGCTAAACGCGCCATGATGATTCGTCAGGCTAAAGAAAAAGCAATGGACGAAGGCGCTCAAGCTGCTCAAGCTGCACCTCCTGCCATGAAAAAAGGCGGCAAGGTTGCCAAGTATGCACGAGGTGGCGGCATTGAGCAACGTGGTAAGACTCGCGGGAAGATGTGCTAATGAGAGCATCACGGGGTATGGGTGATATTAACCCGAGCAAAATGCCAAACGGCGTTAAGACAAAGCGCCGTGATGACACCGACTTTACGCAGTACGCTAAAGGTGGCGATGTAGGCTTGTACGCAAACATCAACGCTAAACGTAAGCGCATTGCTAAAGGCTCTGGTGAGAAAATGCGTAAAGTTGGTACACCGGGCGCACCAACAGCACAAGCGTTTAAACAATCCGCACTAACTGCAAAGTAGACTATGGCAACTTCTGGCACCTCATCGTTTACGCTTGACCTTACGGAAATCGTCGACGAAAGTTTTGAGCGCTGTGGTGCAGAAGCCAGGTCGGGATATGACCTAAAGACTGCTCGGCGCAGTTTAAATCTCATGTTTGCCGATTGGGCATCGCGTGGAATAAATTTGTGGACAGTGGAGCAAGGCTCTATCCCATTTGTCCAAGGCACAGCCACTTACAACCTACCTGACGACACAGTAGACCTACTTGAGCATGTCATCCGTACAGGCGCAGGTAATGTATCTACGCAGACTGATTTGACTATCACGCGAATCAGTGTTTCTACTTACTCCACCATCCCCAATAAACTGACGCAGGCGCGGCCTATTCAGGTCTACATTGACAGACTAAGCCCTACCCCTACCGTGACGGTATGGCCTACGCCTGATGGCTCACAGACTTATACGTTTGTTTACTGGAGGTTGCGTAGGATTCAAGACGCTGGTAACGGCGTAAATACAATGGATGTGCCGTTTAGGTTTTTGCCATGTATGGTGGCTGGCCTAGCCTATCATTTAGCGATGAAGATTCCAGGTGCTTTGGAACGGTTGCCCGTGCTGCAACAACAGTACGATACAGCATGGCAAACTGCTATTGACGAAGATCGCGAGAAAGCGGCTGTACGATGGGTACCAAGACAAATGTTCCTGAGTTAATATGAGTAATAGATTTGCCAATGGTCATAAGGCTATCAGCGAATGCGATCTTTGCGGTTTCAGGTTTAAACTCAAGGAATTAAAGCCGCTTGTCGTTAAGACAAAAATGATTAATATGCTTGTGTGCAGGACTTGCTGGAGTCCAGACCACCCGCAACTTCAATTAGGCTATTACCCAGTAAGCGATCCACAGGCTGTACGCAACCCACGGCCTGACTTTGCAGGATATGTAGAGAATCGAGATATTCAATGGGGCTGGAACCCCGTAGGCGGCTCTAGTTTTTTTGATGCTCCACTTACCCCAAACAATTTAGTTAACACGCCAGCACTTGGACAAGTAACAGCAGAAGATGTTTTGATATGTCCAGTGTATGAAATTACAATTGATACAACTACAGTTGGTCCAACAAGAATACCTGATGGTTGTTTTGCCAATGTTTACGGCACAGCGGTATGGACAATTACGTAAGGAAATGACATGCCAGTTCAGATAAATGGTACAGGAACAATCACAGGGCTTACCTCACTTAGCCTGCCTTTGACTGGTTTGCTTAAAGGAACAGGCTCTGGAAGCAATATTGCGGTAGCCACTTCGGGTACAGACTATGCCCCAGCAACCACTGGCACAGCAATTTTTTACGGCAATGGCTCTGGTGGCTTTAGCAATGTTACCGTAGGTTCTGGACTGTCTTTTGCCGCAGGTACTCTATCTTCCACAGCCACAGGAACAGTTACAAGCGTATCGTTCACGGGCGGCATCATTAGCGTGGCTACGGCTACCTCAACCCCAGCGCTTACTGTGGCAGGAACTAGCGGCGGTATTCCCTACTTCTCAAGTGGGACTGCATGGGCTTCCAGCGGCGTATTGACTGCCAGCGCCATCATGCTCGGCGGTGGTGCAGGAGCGGCCCCTACGACTACAACCACTGGAACTGGTGTAGTCACCGCAATTAACAATGCAGTGAACACCACGGGTGGCTTAGTAACGGTAGATGGTAGTGCCACCCTTACCAACAAAACACTGACTAACCCAACGGTTACAAACTATACAGAGACGCCATTTACGGCCAACACTGGCACGGCAATTACAATTGCTTTGACCAACGGTACGGTACAGATACTTACCCTGACTGGTAGCCCGACGATCACCATGCCTACTGCGGTATCTGGTAAATCATTTATCATCATGCTCAAAACCGGCGCAGGTAGCTTCACGGTTACTTGGACTACGGTTAAGTGGCCTGCTGGCACAGCACCGACGATCACAAGCACCGCCAGCAGGCAGGATGTGTTCTCATTCTTCTCAGATGGGACCAACTGGTACGGCAGCGTTTTAGGACAGGCGTACGTACCATAATGTTTGCAGCATCTAAAACAGGTAGTGTAGTTAGCTCGGGCGATCCGTACTGGAGCAGTGTCAGCCTGCTCACGAACTTTGAAAACAACCTGACCTTTCAGGATGGCAGTACCAATAACTTTGCCATCACGCGCAACGGGGTGGTTAACCCAAGCCTAAATACACCGTTCAGCGGTGGAGTGGGCGGAAGTGAGTGGTTGAATGGAAGTACGGGGTACTTGATAGCCCCAGATAATGCTGCGCTCAACATGGGAACAAGCGACTTTACGCTTGAGGCATGGATTTACCTTACAGCTACGCCGGGTGCAGCGACAAATAGCGGCGCTAACGTTATAAATAAAGACGGAAAAAATGCGGTATCTTGGCCGCAATACACTTTATACGTTAATTCTTCATTGAAAGTTTGCGCCAGTTTTAGTTCAGTTCCAAATGGCGGCGGCGCTCCAACGGCAAATATTACAGGGTCAACAACACTATCGCTCAACACTTGGTATCACGTTGCCGTAACCCGCATCGGCGTCAATGGTACTGTTTGGGTTAATGGAACATCCAACGGAACAACAACATCAATCCCAAGCACTTTAGCCAACGGTGCGAGGGCTTTGTATATTGGGTATGAAGAAAGCCAAGCTGCATTTGCTTACTTCCCTGGTTTTATTTCTAATGCCCGAATTGTCAAAGGCACCGCAGTCTATACCACAGGGTTTACCCCTCCAACAGCCCCGCTAACAGCCATCACAAACACCAGCCTGCTCATCACCGGCACTGGGCAGGGTATGTTCAACAACAGCACCTTTGTAGACCAAGGGCCAAACGCTCTAACGGTGACTGCTACAGGCTCTCCGGTGTACTCAGGTTTGAGTCCGTTTGGGAATACTTATCCGGGGAGTGTGTTGTTTAATGGAACAACGCAATATCTCACAACACCAAATAATGCAGTATTTCAATTTGGAACTGGGGATTTTACCGCCGAAGCTTGGGTTTATTTAATTACAAAACCAATTAATGCCCGTCTTTTTTCTTTAGGTAACTTTAGCGGTGCTGGTAATTTTCAAGTTGAAATTCCTGGTTCAACTGGAAATGACATATTGATTCATGTCAACGGGGCTTTTGTTACTTATACGTACACAGTACCATTAACTACATGGTTCCATATCGCTGTATGCAGAATTTCCGGTACTGTAAAAGTTTATATTAACGGTTCATCATTAGGTTCAAATGTGCAATCTGGCACAGTAAATGATTCAACAAACGTATTTGCTATTGGTTCACAAAGCAATGGAACATCACTGTTAAATGGTTATGTAAGCAACGCTCGGATCGTTAAAGGCACAGCCGTATACACCGCCAACTTCACGCCATCAACTACACCGCTGACCGCGATCACCAATACCTCTCTGCTGGTGCGGGGGGATACTGGTGCGTTCTATGATTTGAGCAACAACGGAAATGCTCAATCCAGCACCGGCACAACGGCGGTGACAACACAGGTTAAAAAGTACGGAGCAGAGAGTGCTAGTTACACTGCTACGGCCTATCAGACAGTGGCCGATGCTGTCAATTTGCAACTTGGAACCGGCGACTACACCATTGAAATGTGGGTGTACCGCAATGCCGCTGGCGTTTTGCATTCGCTGATTTGTAAGGGCGCAGCGGCTACAGGATGGTTGTTGCAAGTTAACTCGTCAAACCAATTGGTGTTTACGGTAACGTCTACGGCAATTTTGACTAGCACCACGACAATTGCTGCAACGACTTGGACGTTCGTTACTGTTACCCGCTCGGGCACTTCAACCCGATTGTTTATTGGTGGAAACCTAGAGGCCACAGCGACTGACAGCACAAACTTCAACCAAACTAATGCCTTGCTTGTGGGCGCTGACCGTAGCAATGCTAATGGATTGAATGGATACCTAGACGATATTCGTATCACCAAGGGCGTGGCACGGTACACGGCAACCTTTACACCCCCAGCAGTAACATTCCCGACAGGCCCATAACCATGTACTACGCAAAGCAAACCGACGATGGGTTTCAGATCACCGTGCTGAAGGTGCTGTTCCCCGATACCTCGTTCCCGGATACCGGCCCGGATGCCGCATGGCTGGCTGACTCTGGCGTTTACCCGGTGGAAGAGTACCTGTACTTCGACGCCAACGCCTACAAGCGGGTCAGCACTGAGCCAACGCTGCGGGATGGTGTGGTCTACACCGCCGAACTGGTGGCCCTGACCGACGAGGACAAATCTCAGCGTGAAACTGACCGACTAGCGCACCTCGGATCAATGGCCCGTGAGCAGCGCAATCGGCTCTTGGCTGAGTGTGACTGGACGCAGTTGGGTGATTACGCTGGGGCAGATAAAGCCGACTGGACAGCCTACCGTAAAAGCCTGCGAGACATTACAAAGCAATCAAAATTTCCTGAAAGTATTGTGTGGCCTACTGCTCCAAACGCATAAAACCACCCAAAATTAGCAAGCTGGTGTAAACTTCACAAGTCTCATATAGGGTAACACCCTAATTCACGAAAGGCAAATCATGGCTACTCAAGGTGCAAAAACTGTTCCCGTTCAAAAAGGCGGCAAGGGCGGTAATGGCGGTAAAACCAACGAGGACATGCTTAAGTATGGCCGTAACATGGCTAAGGTCGTGAACCAGAAACGGAGCAAGTAATGGCTAAGTTCAGTCAAAAACTCATGGGTAAAGAGGTGGGTGATGCTACCGTCTATGCCAAACCCCACACAATGAGTGGCGGTAAAGTCAGTCTAAAAAGCGCTGGCTACGAAGGCGGCGATCAGGTCAAGGTAGGCGACGATAGCGTATCGGTGGGTGCGTATCGTTCCAAACCGTATGCTGACGTCAAGACCTCTGGCATCAAAATGCGTGGTGCTGGCTGTGCGACTAAAGGGACCATGAGCAGGGGTCCGATGGCATGACGTACACGGAGCTTTGCGCAAACATTGCCAGCATCTGTGAAAATCAATTCACAGCGGATGAGTATGCTTTATTTACAAAGCAAACTGAGCAGCGGATATACAACACTGCGCAATTGCCATCGCTCCGAAAGAATACGACAAGTGTTCTTACGCCATCAAGCATGTATACCAATGCCCCGGCAGATTTCCTGTCGGCTTTTGATCTTGCTGTAATTCACCCATCAACCAACGTTTATACATACCTTATCAACAAGGATGTAAACTTTATCCGTGAAGCATACCCTACGGTGGCTTACACTGGAACACCAAAGTATTACGCCATCTTTGGGCCGCAAGTAGGCGACGCCAATGAGATTAGATTTTCATTTGGTCCTACGCCTGACCTTGCGTACACATTGGAAATGAATTATTTCTTCTATCCAGAAAGCATCGTCACTGCTGGCGATACTTGGTTGGGTGAGAACTTTGATTCAGCTTTGCTTAACGGCGCATTGGTAGAAGCCATTCGCTTTATGAAGGGTGAACCCGACATGGTGAAGCTGTACCAAGATATGTACTTGCAATCTATTGCACTACTCAAAAACCTGAGTGACGGCAAGTTGCGGCAAGACGCATATCGCAGTGGGCAACCTAGAACACAGGTGCTGTAATGAGCATTACGCAGACTCGATGCACCAGCTTTGAGGCAGAGTTGTATCAGGCGGTGCATAACCTGCTGACAGACACCATTAAGTTGGCTCTGTATACGTCAAACGCTACACTAAACGCTGACACCACAGTGTATACAACTGCAAATGAAGTAACGACGGGCGGATACACAGCAGGCGGAGTTACGTTAACTGGTGCATCTGTCAACACCAATAACGGCATTGCGTATGTCAATTTCAATGATGCTACCTGGGAACCGAGTAATTTTACTTGCCGTGGCGCATTGATTTACAACGCATCTAAGGGCAACAAGGCTATTGCTGTGTTAGATTTTGGCGCGAATAAGTCGCCGATTTACACATTCAAAGTGTCCATGCCTGCAAACACATCTACATCTGCGCTTCTTCGTAGCAATACATAAGGTCAATCATGCCATCTACTCTTCTTAGCCTAGCAACACCCACAACTGGCACAGAGTCTGGAACATGGGGTGATCTGGTAAACAACGGCCTTACCTCCTATTTGGATATTGCCATTGCGGGTGGGTTGTCTATCACCATCACGACAACTGATGTAACCCTGACCAATACTAGCGGAACCAATGCTGCAACAGGCATCACATCCACCACGGCACAGTACGCCATCCTAAATATCAGCGGAGCCAAGACTGCTGCGCGTAATCTAAACCTGCCAGCCTCAAGCCGCCATTACATTATCAACAACAACGGCACGGGTGGGTTTTTGCTAACCGTTCGAGGAACTACACCGACCACGGGTATTACGCTAGTTGACGGAGAAAAAGCTGTAATTGCTTGGAATGGTACTGATTACGTAAAAATTGCATCTACTCCGTTTAACATGGGTATTGGCAGTGGGAATGTTGCTAGTAACTTAGTTTACGGGAAAAGCGCTCTTGCTTCTAATACCACTGGAAGTAACAACCTTGCGATTGGTCAAAATGCCCTCGCCGTTACTACTACAGCTTCTGCTAACACAGCGGTTGGAACAAACGCATTAGCTGCTAACACCACAGGGTATCAGAATACGGCTATTGGAAGTAGTGCGCTGACTGCTAACACCACAGGGTATCAAAGCGTGGCTTTTGGATACAACGCGCTGGTTTCCAATACTACAGGTGTTCAAAACACGGCGGTTGGAACCGATGCATTAGCTGCCAACACTACAGGTACTCAAAACATAGCTATTGGTGTTGCGTTGAGTAGCAATACAACAGGTAACTCAAATATTGGAATTGGATCGTTTGCGCTTTCCTTAAACAGTACAGGTAATTTTAATATTGGTATTGGAAAGACTGCACTTACCAGTAACTCTTCGGGGTATAACAATATTGCTATTGGTCGGGAAGCCCTTTACACAAATACCACAGGCTATCAAAATATAGGTATTGGGGATTACGCGCTTACATTAAATACATCTGGGGACGCTAATGTAGCTATCGGACAAGATGCTTTAAACGGCAACACAACAGGGTACTTAAACACAGCTATTGGAGAAAGCGCACTTAAATTTAATACTACAGGCAATATAAATACCGCAATTGGTAGCCGCACTCTTCTTTTTTGCACAACAGGTGTGAATAATACCGCCGTAGGATTTAGAGCGCTTTACAACGTTACTACTGGTAGCAACAACATCGCGATAGCTCCATACAATAGCTATTACTCCGTTTATTCCCCTGTATTTGACCCAACTACGCAAGACAACCGAATTTGCATGGGGTCGACTTATGCTACCAATGCTTATATACAAGTAGCATGGACGGTTGTATCTGACGCTCGGGACAAGACTGACTTTGCGCCAGTTCCGCATGGATTGGATTTTGTTTGCAAACTTAAGCCTACGGCATATCGGTACAAAATTAACCGTGAGGCTACAGAAGGTCACGGGCCGGTACGGTATGGCTTTAAAGCACAAGAAGTGCTGGCTGAAGAAGGTGCTAAACCAGTTATCGTGGATAACGAAGACCCTGAGAAGCTGCGGTTCAACGACCAGTCCATGATTGCAGTTTTGGTTAATGCCATCAAAGAACAAACACAGATCATTAAAACCCTGAGTAATCGCGTAGCGCAACTCGAAAGCAAAGCATGAAGACCGCTCCGTTTTTTGTGCTGTGGTTTTTAAAAGCTGCAAACGCTTTGGCTGTAACTATGCCGTGGAAGACAGTGTATTGCCGCCCCGGTGAAGAAAACAATGCGCCATTAGCTTTGCATGAATCTGTGCATGTGGCTCAGATTGAACGGGATGGTGCCGTGATGTGGACTGTAAAAATCTTTTACTACCTGCTGCGGTATGGCTATATCAACAGCCCATACGAGGTAGAAGCTAGAACAAAGGCTGGATATTGATATGGACGACCTGCTTAGTCTGATAAAGGGTTTTGCCCCAGCTATTGCTACTGCTGTAGCTGGACCACTTGGCGGGGCAGCAGTGTCTATGATTGCCAAAAAGTTTGGCGTAGAAGATACCGTTTCAGCCGTAGCACAAGCGATTGCTGGCGATCCAGAAGCGGGTAAGAAGCTACGCGAACTGGACATGGAATACGCCAAGTTGCACCTTGAGAACGTCAAGGGCGCGCGCGACATGCAGGTGGCCGCGCTGGGCCAAGCAGATGTTTTCAGCAAGCGTTTCGTGTACTACTTTGCTGCATTCTGGTCTCTATGTGCGGTAGCGTATATTGCTGCTATTACCTTTGCTACGATTCCGGTGCAGAACATTCGCTTCGCCGATACCATTCTTGGATTTCTGTTGGGCACAGTCGTAGCCACGATCCTGAATTTCTTCTACGGCACCAGCAAGTCGAGCCAAGACAAAACGGATAAGTTGGCTGAAATGGCAAAGGGCAACCAATGAAAGAGAACTTTGTTGACGCGCTGATCCACGTACTGAAGCACGAGGGCGGTTGGAGCCACCACAAACTTGATCCAGGCGGAATGACCAACCTCGGGGTAACAAAGGTCGTGTGGGAGGAGTGGGTTGGCCGTCCATCCAGCGAAAAGGAGATGCGCTCATTGACGCCTGAGATGGTAGCTCCGCTGTACCGGCGCAAATACTGGGACAAGATTCAAGGCGACAACTTGCCTGACGGGGTGGATCATGCTGTGTTCGACTTTGCGGTGAACTCAGGTCCGGGCCGTGCGGCAAAGTTTCTTCAGGAGTTAGTTGGCGTAAAAGCTGACGGTGCTATCGGCCCTATGACGCTTCAGGCAGTTGCCAAAAAAGACCCCAAAGAACTCATCAAGGCGTACAATGATAAAAGGCAAGCGTTCCTTGAGTCTCTGCCGACATTTGCAACTTTTGGCAATGGGTGGAGTACCCGAGTAGCTGGTGTAAACACCGAAGCCCTCGCCATGACATGACGGTTCAGGGATTGCACCATGAGTTTACAAAAAATAACACTGCGTCCGGGGTGCAACCGTGAAAACACCCGGTACACCAATGAGGGCGGGTATTATGAGTCTGACAAAGTTCGATTTCGCCAAGGCACTCCAGAAAAAATTGGTGGCTGGTCAAGAATATCTTCTGCTACTTTTATTGGCATTTGCCGTTCACTTTGGAATTGGGTAACTTTAGCATCAAAGAATTTGCTTGGCGTTGGCACCAATCTAAAGTTTTACATTGAGAATGAAGGTATCTACACCGACATTACTCCAATCTCTGCAACGCGTACTCTTACAAATCCTTTTACCACAGTCAATTTATCCTCTACGGTTACAGTTACAGATGCCAGCGCAGGATATTTGGTCAATGACTTTGTAACCTATACAGGTGCCACTGCCGTAGGTGGTTTAACCATCAATGGAGAATATCAAATTGCCAGTGTTGGAACTGGCACCTACACAATCAATGCAGGCTCTTTAGCCTCTTCTAATGCAACTGGTGGGGGTACAGTTTATGCCTCATATCAAGTCAATGTTGGCGGAAGCACAGTAGTTCCGCCTTTTGGATGGGGTGCTGGAACATGGGGAACGCCGCCTGTAGTAGCTCCGCCCTCTACAGTTGGCACATGGGGATATGGCTCTACGTCAGCAGATTCTTTGCGGATTTGGAATCAAAATAACTTTGGGCAAAACTTAATCTATGGTCCTCGTGGTGGTAAGTTGTACTACTGGGATGCCAATGTTGGCTATACATCAACGCCAGTAACTTTTACCATCGCATCTCCATGTGTTGCATCGTCAACACTAACTCTCCCAGATTTAACTCCGATTACGTTTACCACCACTGGCGCGTTGCCAACTGGTTTAGTTGTTGGCACTATTTACTATGTACGGTATCTAACCGCCAATACGTTTAATTTGTCTTCAACACCTACTGGCGCTTTAATTGTTACAACAGGAACTCAGTCTGGTACGCACAGCATCTCCCCTCGGGGTGTGCCGATTTCATCTTTGTCTGGTGCATCTGAGGTTCCACTATCACACACTTACTTTTTGATCTCTGATGCCAGTAGGTTTGTGATTTGTTTTGGCACCAACGATGTTTTTTCTACCGTGTTTAATCCAATGCTGGTGCGGTGGAGCGATCAAGAGTCTGTAACGCAATGGAATCCTTCTGCGACAAATCAAGCAGGAAGCATTACCTTGTCGCATGGCTCTAAGATTGTTACAGCCCTGCAAAGCCGTCAGGAAATCTTGGTGTGGACTGACTCAACGTTGTATTCCATGCAATACCTGGGAGTTCCTGCAATATGGGGAAGTCAACTTTTGGGGGATAATGTATCAATTGCCGGCCCCAATGCTGCTGCAATAGCTTCAGGCGCTGTTTATTGGATGGGTATTGATAAATTCTACAAATACGATGGGCGCATCCAAACGTTGCGCTGCGACCTGCGGCAATTTATTTACGACGACATTAACAAATCACAATTTGAGCAGATTTACGCGAGTACGAATGAAGGCTTTAATGAAGTGTGGTTTTTTTACTGCACCAGTTCTTCTCTTGTGATTGATCGTTATGTAGTCTACAACTATGTTGAAGATTGCTGGTATTACGGAAGCATGGGAAGAACGGCTTGGTTGGATACTGGCCTTCGTACATACCCATTGGCGGCTACTTATGCCAACAACATTGTCAACCATGAGTATGGTGTTGATGACAATACCACTGGAACTCCAGTAGCAATTGAGGCATCCATTACAAGTTCTCAATTTGATATTGGCGATGGTCACAATTTTGCATTTGTGTATCGTATGCTGCCAGACTTGACGTTTCGAGGGTCTACGGATGGAACCTCTCCGTCTTTGACGATGTACTTGCAACCTTTGAAAAATTCAGGTTCTGGATACACAACACCAGCATCTGTTGGAGGAATAGCAACTAATGGCTCTGCGCCAATTAATGGAATTGTCCCGGTTGAAATTGATGAATTTACGGGACAGGTTTTTATTCGAGTTCGCGGAAGGCAAATGTCTCTGAAAATTACATCCAACAAATTGGGTACGCAATGGCAATTGGGTTCTCCAAGAATTGACTTGCGTCCTGATGGCAGACGCTGACTTATGACACTCATCGTCACTTCTGATTTCGACATTAACCGTGTTGTAGCGCCTCGGTTACCAAACGCACCGGATGAGTATGACCGCCGATACATTGACCAACTAAACAATATTCTTCGGTTGTACTTTAACCAACTCGATAACATCGTAGGACAGCTTGTGGCAAATATTGACACCCTACCCGTATCCATAGGCGGCACTAACGTAGATGCTTTTGGCCGTGTTCGGGTTAGCCAGCCTTATACGTTGTTTGATAGCCAGAACCGTTATGCAGCAGACCAACAATACAGCACGGCGACAACCGGCACAGGCACAACTGCATATCAAATCAATGAGTCTGCTTTAAATTTGACGGTGACTTCAGGTGGGGTAGGCTCGGTCATTCGTCAGACTTATCGCAGTTTTCCGTATCAACCGGGTAAAGGATTGCTGATGTTGGCTACGTTCTGCATGGACGGTAGCGCAAGCCTGAACTTGACTCAACGGGTTGGTTACTTCAACGACCAAAATGGTGTATTTTTTCAGCGGATTGATGGTGTAAATTCTTTTGTGCTTCGGTCTTATGTAACAGGGTCTGTTAGTGATGCGCGGTCTATTCCCCAATCTTCATGGAATGGCGACAAACTAGACGGCAATGGAACATCAGGATATACCCTAGATTCATCCAAAGCTCAAATTTTGTGGATGGATTTTGAATGGCTTGGCGTAGGATCGGTTCGGTGTGGATTCATTATCAATGGCGAGTACATTGTTTGTCACACTTTTAACAACGCTAACGAAATTACAACCACGTACATGACCACGGCTATTTTGCCAGTGCGATATGAAATCACATCTACCTCTGCTGTTGCGGCTACGTTAAAACAAATCTGTTCATCAGTCATGTCAGAAGGCGGATATGACGCTACGTCCAATGAATTCATAGCACGTAGAACTACGAAGCGAACTGGGTTTTCAACGACTTTTGTACCGCTGGTTTCAGTAAGATTGGTTTCTGGAAATGGTGGTACGGTGGCGCTGATTAAAGGCTTCCAAGCCCTTCCCACAGTGATACAAAACTATGAAGTAGCCATGTTTAAAAACGCGACGCTGACAGGCGCATCGTGGGCGGCTACAAACTCTATCAATGTGGAGTACGATCAAACCGCCACCGCAATGACTGGCGGCGCAATGATTTCGCAGTATTACGCTACAGCAAGTGCGCAAGCAACAGATGCGGCTAGTATTAATGCTGGGTACAACTGGGACAACCAGATCGGAATGTCTTTAGCCGGGGTCAGTGATATTTACACATTGGCAATCAGAACCCTAGACGCTACACCAACAGGTGATGCTTGGGGTGCGCTTGCCTTCTACGATTTGACAACCCAATGAACATCTTAGACTACAAACGCAAGGCTCTTGGGTATGTGCTAAGAGAGGGCGGCGATTACAACAATTACCCAACTGCGCCACCACCAGCAGCGCCGGACTACTCACAGCCAGGTTGGACTTATGAAGGGCCGCAACAAGGATGGGTTTTTAATCCGGCTAAAGCTGCTGCGACCAAGGCTGCTGCTGCGGTTTCAGCACCACCAATTGTTGCTACAACAGGACCGTCTGCTGGTCAAACACTAGCCCCTGTAATAACCACAACTGGTGGTGGCGGACCTAATGTTGACGCTCCAATTGAGGCTCGATTAGAGGCATATGAATCTGTTAATCCTGATGGTACTGTAAATCGGTATTCTCCTTCAGGTCAGTTCATTACTACGTACACTCCCAATGGCAGCGATATTGTTGGTGACTTTTTTGCCGGCATAGATTCTTCATTGGGATTATCCAGTGGTCTTACATCTGTTGGCAAAGCTCTGGAAGATTTTGATAACGCTTTGGGTTTATCAAGAAACGCTCCCGCTATTGTTGGATTAGCAGCATCATACTTTTTACCCGGTATTGGGCAAGCGCTTGGTCAATCTTTGGTCAGTTCAGGTGTTATCACTGGCGCGGCAGTTCCTTATGCAACCACCATTGGAACTGCATTAGTTCAAACTGGCGTCAGTGTAGCCCAAGGAAAACCTTTAGATGAAGCATTGGGAAATGCCATTCTTTCAGCCGGCGTATCAGGGTTAACTCAAGCGTATGGTTCATCTGTTAAAGAAGCAATAAAAGAAATCACTGACAACCCGATTGCTCAAAACGCAATTTACAAGGCTGGTACTGATGTTGTTAAGGCAGTTGCCCAAGGAAAGACCGGCGATGAAGTATTGCAAGGAATTGGTCGTTCTGTAGTTTCTACAGTGGCTGATGCAGCAGCCAATGAAGTAGTAAAAAACATTCCCGGTGTAGAGAATTTATCCGACGCCCAGAAAAACATAGTTAAATCTGGCATTGCTACCTCCATCCAAGGCGGTGATGGCACCAAATCAATGCTTAACACTGCATTGAAAGAAGGCACTAACTATGTTCTGGACACGCTAACAACTACTCCGGGCGCAACCGCAGCCAACCCAATGGCGCAAGACCCAGCGCAACAGGCTTCAACAGGCGCCGCATCCGACACGGTAACTAGCGGCACAACGCTAGACGATGTTGAATCTACTTTAGCTGCCAATGGGTTGCAAACCACTGGTGGTGCAGGCGATCAGACAATTGCCGATCTTTCCAACGCGGGGCTAACAGAGGCAGTTAGTACGCCGGTAACAAGCGGTGATGTAGTTGGAACCGATTTACCGCCAATTGCCGTAACAGGAAAACCCGGCGAAAGTGCAATGGCAGATACCGCCTCTCAAACAGGTGGTACTGATACAGCCAATGCTGATCCTTGGGGTGACTTGCAAGGCGCAATTAATGCGGCCACTGAGCGGGGAATTAATGCCAAAGCACCCACATTTAGCGAAGCGTTTTCATCTTGGAGGACTGCACTAGGAGACAATAAAGAGTTTCCTTGGACAAATCCGCAAACAGGAGAAACTCGTTTATACAGCACAGCTTTAGCACCATCGGAAAGTGAAAAAGCGGCTCAAGCAATTGCGGATCAAAAACGCATTGATTTGATGCCTATATATGGTGGGGCACAAAATACCAGAACAGGCACACCATTAGGTGTTAGCAATGTATTTATCAACACAAAAACTGGTGAGGTTGTAACAGATACGCGAGTTTGGGATAACGCTGGTAATGTTGTAAGTGGCAGCTTAAATCTTGCTGATGAAAGCACAACTACAGCCGCAATCAACACTGCTGTTGGTTCTACTATCCGCACTGGACTAGATATTCTTTCTGGCATTCCGCGTGGAGTTGGTTCTTTAGCTGAAAATGCAGGAACGTTAGCTGGCTTAACTGGACTGGTTGATATGAATAATATCGTTACCAGAACCGGGGTTAGTGCCAAAGCTGCCGTAGATGCAATGCGGTCTACTGATTTTAAGGATGATGCCAAACTCATAAACGATGCCATAGCAAAAGCGGGTAATGAAGGATTTTTTGCGCAGTTAGTTGAAACAGGGAAGCAGTTTGGTGCCAACCCAACTCAAATGGCCGCGTTTATTGTTGAGCAATCTCCTACGCTTTTAGTCGGCGGCGGAGGAATGGCGGCAGCTAAAGCATTGGGTGCTGGCATGACAACCGCCAATGCAGCGGCTATAGGACTTAATGCTGCAACTCAAGGTGCAAGTGTAGCAAAAGATGCGTACGACGATGCAATCAAAGCGGGTAAAAGCCCAGATCAAGCATTAAACGCATCCAGATTAGCTGGAAGTCTTGCGGCTTTTACATCTGTAGTTGCTAATAGATATATACCTGGAGCCCTTTCCAACGAAGGCATGATTGCTGCAAAAACAGCGGCACAAACTTCAATTAAAAATGCGCTGATTGGTGAAATGAGTTCCGAAGTTGCTGAAGAAGCATCAGGCCAAATCATAGGAAACATCATAGGCGGCAGAAACTGGGATTCAAATTTAGGATCAACAGTTGCACAAGCATTGATTGCCAGCGGAGCAACAACCGGTATTGTGCATGGTGTGTATAACGCCTTAGATGCGGCTGGTGTGCCTGCTTCTGAACAAGCTGAAGAAGCAAATAAAATTGTTAATGATGCAGTTGTTACCAGATCAGAAGCTCGCGAGATAGCAGAAGCGCTGGGCTACACCAACCCATCACAACAGGTACTAGATAGCCTTGTTGGGCCAAAGAGCGAGGCGGAAGCGCAGACGGAATTAGAGACATTTCTTGAAGGCATGTCGTCGTTTGAGGCTGGTAAACCAGTAGACGCTGCTGCTGCACAGGAGATGATGAAAGACCTTGGCCTGACAAATATGTCAGATGCCGATGCAATCAGTCTTGCAAACAAAATTGTGGAAAGTGTTCCGCAAGATAAATTAGCACCCAATATAGATGAATCATTAAACAAAGCCGGAGATGCTGTGACCGGCGCGGTTGATACAGGCATAACACCTACTCCTGCTGATGTAACGCCCACGCCGTCCGTTGTTGACGATTTGCTAGATAGCGGGCTTGTTGAGACACCCACACCGGCTGACGTAACACCAACTCCAGAAGTAACTCCAGCACAATCTGTTAAATTAACTAAGGATCAGTATAGTCAGTACATTTCTGAAAATAACTTAGATGCAAATACCGCAATGCAAATGGCGGTAAACAAACTACCATTTGATTCCAGGTATGACATTAATGGTGATGGCCGAATTACATCTGCCGATGCAAGGGCAATCGCACAATACAAACCTGCTGTGACCTCGGCACCAGAAGTTATCCGCGATGCAGTTACAACACCAGCGCCAAGTGTTGTTGGTGAATCAAACACAGGAACAGTGGTTGCGGCAGATTCCAATACGGCCCTTGTGGTATCAAACACAGGCAATGTTACGGTAGTAGACAATAGTGACGGAGCATTAAAAACTGGTGATGTGGTAAATACTACCACGCCTACGCCTGAGACAACAACACCTATTGATGTAGTTGATGATTTAGAAAACAATGGTCTTGTAGAAGTTCCCACTCCTACGCCTGAAGTCACACCCACACCAGAAGTTACTACCACACCTGAAGTAACTCCTGAAACAACCACTGCCCCAACAGTTACTCCAGAGGTAATTACTACGCCAGAAGTAACTACCACTCCTACAGTTACTCCTGAAGTGACAGTAACCCCAACAGTTACGCCACCTGTCGTGGTAACGCCGCCTGAGATAACAAATACGCCCCCAGTGGTGGTCACGCCGCCTGCAACTACACCACCCCCTGTGGTTGTGACGCCGCCCGATGAAGTAACACCACCCGTGGTAGTGACGCCACCTACTACTACACCGCCACCACCACCACCACCGCCACCACCGCCACCACCGCCACCACCGCCTGCAACTACGCCG